TAGAAGGAGATTATTATGAGTGCTCAAGATCGTTATAAAAAAATCGTAGAGTCCCTAGTAAATGATGAGACAGATCAAGCGTCTGAACTTTTACATGAGGCTTTCGTAGAAAAAGCTCGCGAAATCTGGAATGATTTGCTAGAGCAAGACGAACTCATCGAAGATGAGATCGAAGAAGAAGATATCGAAGAAGCAATTGGTGATGAAAAATCTGGAGACTTTCTAGACGACATCGAAACTGCAGAAGAAGAAATCGAAGCTGAAGAGGCTTTTGGTGAAGGCGATGATGATGAAGATGACGGTGAGATTGATCCGGCTGACGTGGACGCTGAACTAGAATTAGCTGAGCCAGACATGGACGCTCCAGAAGGAGAAGAAGGTGTTGAAGCAGCTATGGATAATGTTGAAGATGCTCTAGCGGCATTGAAGGCAGAATTTGCATCTATTATGGGTGACGATGATAAAGAGGAAGGCGATGCAGAAATGGATATGCCGGAAATGGAATCAGAGGAACTAGCTTTCGAAGAAACTGATGAAGTTGATGAAGAAGTAGAAGAACTAGATGAAGCAGCAGAACTTAAAGCCGTTAGTGCCCCAGCAAACACTGGTGGAGACGATGGTAAAAAGTCCCCTATTGCAGACATGAACAAAGATGATCCTGCCAAAGGAGTTGGTGCAAACGCTGAAGCGTCTGCAGTTGATTTCGCTGGTGGCAATGAAAAAGGCGGTAAAGCACCGGCACCAAAAGACATGGGCGTAACTAGTCCTGCTGATGCTGGCGACCCAAAGCCTGCTCCAAAGCCAAAAGGATAATTGATAATGCGTGGAATAACTCTTACTGAACGTCTATCTTTCGACAAGGCAAATATCATCGTTGAATCCAAAGAGGATGGCAATGGTGGTAAAAACCTATACATGGAAGGTATTTTCGTTCAGGGAGACAAACGCAATCAAAACAAAAGAGTTTACCCTACAAGTGAGATCCAACGTGCTGTTAAGAATATACAGACAAAGATCGATGAAGGGTTTTCAGTATTAGGTGAAGCGGACCATCCAGATGATTTACAAGTAAATCTAGACAGAGTGTCCCACATGATAGAAAAGATGTGGATGAACGGCGCTGATGGTTACGGAAGACTTAAACTATTGCCTACTCCAATGGGACAAATATGTATTACACTATTGGGGAACGGCGTAAAGCTAGGCGTGTCAAGTCGCGGCAGTGGAAACGTTACAGAATCAGGTAACGTATCAGAATTTGAGATACAGACGGTGGACATTGTTGCCAACCCAAGTGCTCCTGATGCCTATCCAGATCCACTCTACGAAGCCATTATGAATGGTACTCGTGGAAACATTTTAATGGACGTAGCCAATGCAACTAATCATGACACAAAGGCACAAAAGTACCTCCAGGAAGAGGTACTTAGATTGATAAACAACCTAGGTATTAGGAGATAAGAATGGCTCATGCAATCGAACAACTCCTAAGTTCAGAAGTACTTTCAGAAGAAGTCAAAACCACACTTTCAGAAGCGTGGGAATCAAAACTTTCTGAAGCTCGCGAAGAAATCACTGTTGAATTACGTGAAGAATTTGCGAACCGTTACGAAGCAGATAAAGATCAAATGGTAGAGGCACTAGATGCCATGCTAACTGATACTTTAAAAACGGAACTAACAGAATTTGCTCAAGATAAGATTGAGGCTGTAAAAGCTAAAGTTCTATATCAAAAGCAAATTTCAGAACATGCAAAACTTCTAGATGGTTTCGTAATGGAAACCCTTAAAAAGGAAATCCAAGAATTACGTGACGATCGTAAATTACAAGAAGGCAACTTTGTAAAGTTAGAGGACTTCGTAATGGAGCAACTAACAACTGAACTTAATGAATTCCACCAAGATAAGAAAGACGTTCTCGAAGAGAAAGTCAAATTGGTGAAAGAAGGTAAGAAAATGATTGCCGAAGCGAAGGCGAAATTCATCTCTAAAGCAAGCACTAAACTAGCTGGTATTGTAGAATCTACACTAACAACAGAATTAGGCGTGCTTAAAGAAGACATTCAGAAAGCAAAAGAAAATAACTTTGGTCGTAAGATCTTTGAAACTTTTGCAGCTGAATTTATGAGTTCCAACTTAGCAGATGGTACACAAGTTTCAAACTTAGCTCAGGAATTAGAAACAATGAAGAAGCAACTAGCTGAATCAGAGACTCTAATGGCTGAGAAAGAGGACAAGATTATGAAAGCAGAAAAGAAAGCAGATCGTATTGCGGAAGCAACCGAACGTGCTCAAGTTCTAGCAGAATTACTTAGCCCTCTAGCAAAAGACAAGCGTGAATTGATGGGTAATTTACTTGAATCAGTAGCGACTACTAAATTAAAAGTATCCTACAACAAGTATCTACCAACTGTTCTAAATGAAACAGTTAAAACAACAACAAAAGCGAAAACACTAAACGAATCTCAGAAGACTGAGATTACAGGTAACAAGGCAAAAACACAGGATACTGATGTAGACGCTGAAATTATTAACCTAAGAAAATTAGCCGGTATTAATTAACTAACAAGGAGATACCAAAATGTCACAAAACCTATTTGAAAACTGGAGTGTAACTAAAGACGCTCTTACTGACGGTTTGACAGGCAACAAGAAAGTCGTAATGGAAACAGTTCTTGAGAACGCAAAAACACAACTTTCAGAATCAGCCTTATCAGGCACAACAATGGCAGGTAACATTGCAACACTAAACAAAGTTATCCTTCCAGTAATCCGTCGTGTCATGCCAACTGTCATCGCTAACGAACTAGTTGGCGTACAACCAATGACTGGTCCAGTAGGCCAGATCCATACACTTCGTGTACGTTATTCACAAACAGCAGCAGGCGTTTCTGCTGGTGATGAAGCACTATCACCATTTGCAATTGCAAAAGGTTATTCAGGTAATGCTAGTACAGGAAAAGCTGATTCAACATCAGCATACGAAGCCGAAGCTGGACGTAAGATGTCCATCCAGGTACTAAAACAAACTGTTGAAGCTAAAACACGCAAACTATCAGCACGTTGGACTTTTGAAGCAGCACAAGATGCTCAATCAATGCACGGTCTAGACGTTGAAGCTGAAATTATGCAGGCTCTAGCTCAAGAGATCACAGCTGAAATCGATCAAGAAGTTCTAACTTCACTTGATACACTTTCAGGCACAGCGGCAGATACTTACAACCAAGCTGGTGTAAGTGGTACTCCAACATTCGTTGGTGACCAACACGCTGCCCTAGCAGTTCTAATTAATAGATCAGCTAACCTAATCGCGG